TAAAGAGGACGTGTCCAAGGCCGACCGCACCAAGGCTAAAGCTGTTAACTTTGGTTTCTTGTATGGGATGGGCGCCAGCTCTTTTAGAGATTATGCTCGCGATAGCTACGGTGTTACCCTAACCGATGATGAGGCTGTTGAGTACCGGAAGCGGTTCTTCGAGCTGTACTCATACCTGCCAGTATGGCATCGGGAGACGAAAGAGGCTGCTGTGAAAAACTGCTATGTTGAGACCCTCTTCGGTAGGAGGAGGTACTTGGACAACATTAAGTATGGAAAGGGGTCGGACAAGGGCGCTGCTCTCAGGCAGGCAGTCAACACGTCGGTGCAGAGCGTTGCGTCAGATATGATGATCCTGGCACTGGGGCTTATCCATAGACTTATCGTGTGCGGAGACTACGACGCTAAAATAGTAGCGACAGTCCATGACAGCGTGCTGCTTGAGATTGCCGAAGACGGTGCCGAGCGTGTTGCCAGGAAGGCTCAGTACATCATGGAGCACCTGCCATTAAGCCGCTTTGGAGTAAAACTGAACGTCCCGGTCGAGGCCGGCCTTTCAATAGGACGGCGATGGGGAGAGATGGAGGAGCTATGAAAATCTATTCGGAGGGTAGCCTCCCTCAAGACGAGAATGGCACGCCCGTGATCAGTCAGTCGCTGATCAACGCGTGGTGCCAGAACCCCGTCAACGTGTACTACCGCTACATTAAGGGCCTGTCCCCCAAGGAGGTTCCGGAGCACATTATTCGCGGCCTGTGGATCCATGAGTGCCTCGAGGCTATGTACAAGGGTGAGAACTGGCAGGCCGTACATAACAAGTGGTTGGGTCGCGGGACCTCCTTTGAGGTGTCTCAAGAGATCTTCCGTACCGTCCGGGGCTACGAATACTACTATGGAGAAGAGGATTGGGAGGTTCTAGCAACAGAGCTCCCGCTCGAGGCCACTCTACCTAACGGCTTCAAGTTTGTCGGAAAGCTTGACGCACTAGTCAAGACGCCTGATGGACGCCGGATGATTGTAGACCACAAGACGACTAAGCGTATCAAGCCGCTTGAGAAGCAGTTGGTCCAGATCCAGGCTCCGATGTACATGTGGCTGTGCAGCCAGAACGGTCTCGAGGTGGATGGCTTCATGTGGGACTACCTACTCACCCCGGGACCGAAGCCCCCTAGGTTCCTTGCTGGCGGGGCACGTCTGGCGGCCAAGCAGCCAAACACGGACTACCCTACAGCCTTGGAAGAGATCACCCGGGCTCAGCACGTGTTCGGGGAGGCACTCACCCCGCACCCGAGGCATAGGGCTGAGATTGATAGGATGCTTGAGTTCCACAGGGAGGTCCGGAAGGGCGGTAAACACCCAGAGGCTAGCAACCTATACCACAGAAGGTTCGTTCCGATATCTGATCAGTGGGTAAATGCCACCGTCCGGCGCGTCACTAAGACAGCGTCCGATATGTGGCGCTACGATTGGTCCGATGAAGGTACCATCCAGATGTCCCCCGACGCCTATTTCGCTACCGGAGGCGATTATATTGACCTAATCACCGCGTATCTCATGACTGGTAGTTCCGAGGTTGTAGCCATGCAGCGCTACACGAAATCGGACCCGATGGAAAGGTATAAGAATTGAGTAAGATTATTAAGGCCGGGACGGGCACAGGACGGGCACCTAGGTATTTGGTGTATGGTCGAAGCAAGCAGGGTAAGACCACCTTCTCCTGCACCGCTCCGAACGTTCTGGTGCTGGACCCGGAGTCGGGAACTCGTGAAGGTGTCTCCTCTGTGGACGTCTACCCAATCGACCAGTGGCAGGACTGCGATGAGGCGCTGAGGTTTCTTCGCGGCTCTGAACACGGGTACGACTGGATCGTGGTGGATGGCCTCACAAGGATCAATCAAATGGCTCTCAAACATGTTATGCGATTGGGTGAAGAGGCTGACCTATCCAGAATCCCTGGAATGGTTCAACTTAAGGACTACGGAAAGGCTGGTGAGCTGATGAAGGGGATGCTGCTGTCCTGCCACACGCTCCCGCATGTGGGCATCGTCTATACCGCTCAGGACCGCATGGAGGCACCTGATCTCAGTGACGATGACCTTTTGGATGAGGATGCGCAGATCCCAGGAGCCCGCTACGTGCCAGACCTACCGAAATCCGTGCGTGGCGCGGCCACAGCTATGGTAGATTGCATTGGGCGAGTGTACAGTGTGAGCGTCACGGGAACTCACCCCAAAACCGGGAGGGAGGTCACTCAGCGGCAGTACCGACTTTGGATTGGCCAGACAGAGCAGTATGATACTGGCTACCGATCACCGCACAAGGGGGTTCCCGACTATCTTCGTAAACCAACAGTACCGAGGCTCCAAGAGCTCCTCGAGACTGGCAAAAACAACTAACAACAAGGAGCTAAAATGCCCAAGATCACCATCGACTTCTCAAACGTCCGTGAAGGCTCTACCTTCTCTCCCCGACGACTGCCTGAAGGGTCTTACCTGGCGGAAATCGCCAAAGTGGAACAGAAAGAGTCTAGCAAGGGTAACCAGATGCTGGTTTACACCATCATCCCGGTGGAACACCCGACAGCTGTTTATCCTTACTACGTGGTCCTGACCGATAATCAGTTGTGGAAGCTCCGTGCGCTTCTCCTAGCTGCTGGTAAGGAAATCCCGAAGCGGAAGGTTACCGTTGACCCAGAGTCTATCGTCGGCCGGCAGATCATGATCGATCTTGAGGATGCCGAGTGGGAGGGTCGCGAAAAGAGCGAAATCGCCGGCGTGTTCAAGCCAGTGGAGACCACCCACACTTCTGATGCAGATGAGATCGAGTTCGACGTGGACGAGATCTGAGACTGGCAGCTAAGCGGGGAGGGGCTTAGGCCCCTCCCCTAACATAGGAGCTCTTATGCAACCAGAATACCGAATCGTACAGAACATCAAGAAGCTGATCCGAGCCCGGGGTGGGTGGGTAGTAAAGATCCACGGCGGTCCTTACCAAGACTCCGGGACTCCTGACCTTCTGGCCTGCTATAAGGGTAGGTTCATCGCCATCGAGGTGAAGACCGCCAGAGGTGTGACGCGCCCCGAGCAGCGTGTGGCGCAGGAAGAGGTCTCTGCCGCAGGTGGCTACGCACTCATTACTCACTTGGTTGGGGAGGTTGCAGATGTCCTCGACGAAATCGACAGGATTTGATGTACTAGCCCGTATTTGGGGAGACTCTGAGGGGTATGTCTGGACTCCATGGATTGAGTCCGGGTCATGGGGAGGCCCAAAAGGCCCAAGATACCATGAGGGGAAGGCATGGCGGTGGCCTGAGCAGGCTGATGACATCCGGGCGCACATAAAGTCCCACACAGACGACGACCAGTACTTCACGCCTGGAGTATTCTCTGCCCCCCGACGGGTTACCCAGCATGCCATCCCGGTACCGTGGCTTTGGGCAGACCTGGACCCGGTGGACCCCACACGAATTGATGGGTTTACCCCGACCATCGCGTGGGAGACCTCACCAGGCCGCTACCAGTGCTTGTGGGAGATGCCGTACCCACGTGAAGGAGCTACCGAGCACGGTGGGCCTAATCACAAGCTCACCCATTACTTGGGGGCAGATCCCTCAGGATGGGATTCTACTCAGCTGCTACGAATACCTGGTGGTGCCCACACGAAGCAGGGTGACCAACGAGGTAAGCTGCTTTGGTCTGACGGCCCCGGGCTGCACTGGCGACAACTCGTGAAGCTGCCCGAAGTCCCTACCCGTGACGAAGACACAGCTATGGCGTCTCTGTCAGAGGAGGCTATCAAGGGTGTGGACCGTGCGGCTGTCTGGGCTCGTGTTAGACCTTTGGTTTCAGGCCGCACTAGAGAGCTGATGGCTTTGAGGGACTCCTCGGGTATAGACCGTTCTGAGGCACTGTGGTCTGTTGAGCGTGATCTAGCCGATGCTGGATGCTCCTCGCTGGAGATCGTGGCCCTGGTGATGGGTACTCCCCTTGACAAATATATCGGTCGCGGGGACCACATCCGACGTCTATCTATTGAGGCTGCGAGAGCTATAGCGGAGCGGCCGTCTGAGTCCCTTGAGGGTGGGGCCCTCCCCGAGGGGGCACCCATGTGGGCCTCCGACCTAGCTAGCATCCACGTCCCCCGTCCTAGGTGGCTTATCGACGGGATATGGACTCGCGGAGGGTGCGGGTTCATTTCTGGCGCCCCTAAGTCCTGCAAGTCTTGGCTGTCGCTGGATATGGCGGTTTCTATTGCTACTGGTGAACCGCTCCTAGGTACCCACCGCGTAGTTTCCCCGGGACCTGTGCTATACCTCCAGGAGGAGGACTCTCTGGCTACAGTGGTGGACCGTCTGGAGTCAATTGTGGAGGGGCGCTCCCCGCAGTCCCACTGGGCAGGAGTTCTCGAGGTAGGGCGCGGCAAGGTCACATGGGGACCTCCTTCCAGTCTGCCTATTGACATCCAGGCCCACACAGGGGTTGTGCTGTCTGACCCTCGTTGGATGGCGTGGCTCTCGGATCGAGTACGGACCTATGAGTACCGTGCGGTAGTAATCGATACTCTGACCACTACCGTTGGTGACGTTGACCTGGATAAAGCCGTGGACCTCCAGACGCGAGTACTAAAGCCCCTTCGGGAGATAGCTCAGACCTACGATTGTGCGGTCATCATTGTGCATCACAGCCGGAAGAACACGCAGGGTGGCCGTAGAGGGTCCAACATGCTCGGATCTGTCGCCTTGCACGGCTGGGTGGATTGCGCCCTATATCTAGACCGGGACGAGGAGTCTGGGGTGATCACCGTGTCCCCTGAGGGTAAGAACGACCCTGCCGAGGGATGGTCTATGCGCGTACCTCGCGTGTATCGGGACTGGGTAAGTGGACTCCGCTCAGTGTGGGCACCCGAGGTAGTTGATGCTCCGGCGGAGGGGTCGGCTGCTGGAGTGGCAGGTAGTAAGATCGCTGATATCATCCGTAGCATGGGCCGGACAGCTACGGAAGCGGGCCTGAGGGCTGTAGTCGGCAGGGGCTTCTCCAGGCAGATCACGGCTGCCCTGTCGAATGGCCTCGTGCAGGAGATTACTCCAGGTGTATTTGCCCTAGTCACGTCGAAATGAACAGTTTGACCTGCTCGCTTATTTACAGTCGGATTGGGTATAGGGTAATATTTACGTCATGAAAAGCACCAAGTATCTTGCAGATTTGATCCTCGACTATGGCAAAGCTTTTTACGGGCCTGAAGGACCAGAGTGTGCAGCCAAAAAATGGGTTAAAGCGCTCCCTAGTGCAGATCTTTCTGACTTTCATGAGTGGTTTGACCGCGGATTCTGGGTGCCAGAAGTAGCTAAGGCACTTTCAGACGCTGGGGTATACCCCTGGGAGGTGCCCGCTAATACGGTTTATGACTTGTGTTGCGGAGACCTATCAGTAAACCTTTTTCTACGGGTGAGGTAACGGTTAGGTGTGAAAGCTTTGTTACCCCGCCCTATAGGTTACAGCGAGCGCGGGGTAATTAACCTCCCCTGTATTAGGCATAGTAGGTACATATGCCGTAGTCAAGTCAAAATGGGCAACTTACAACGTTCACTCGTTGCTTCACCGGTAGAAGGTGTCGTAGATTTTTACCCGTCGAAAGGAGCTGAAATGAACAGCGAAAATGGGTACATCAAGTCCACAACCATCTGGTTCTCCGACCTCGAGGATCTCGTCACACCGTTGGCAGTCCACGCCGCTGCCGCGTGGGACAGGCTCGAGCTCCCGCATGAGGAGCATGAGTGTGAGGTCACCATCCGTGCCTGGATGACCAATCGCCGTCAGGTCTACTACACTATGACTTTGGACTACGACTGCGACACCGAGGTCTTCGTGGCAGAGGGTTACAGTATTCCAGTCAGGTCTTCCGATGGTATCGACTGGTCTGAGCGTGCTGAAAACGGCATGTGGACCGACATCGCGTCTATGGTCGGTGAGGACGCGGCGGATAGCCTCACCGGTATGGATCTTGTCCGCTGGATGAGGGCTATGTCGCGATGACATCTATCGGTAGGTGTCCGTATGAGTTTCTGGAGACATTCAGGCTGGCTGATGTTGGGTCCGGAGAGCTGGAGTATGCTCGTAGAGCTGTAGACAGGATGCGGTTTGGTGGGATCGATGATCCTGGTATTTCCCACTACGTGAAGGTTAGGATCACCGCCGGTATTGACCACACTGTGCTAGTGACTTTGTCTATTCTCCCATACGGTGATCCACTTTATGTAGACACGGTGTGTCTGGAAGGCGGATCATGGCTCGGGCTAGTACCTGTAATCCTCGCGTACGTATCTGGTGCGCTAGGTGAGGCTGTGGGGAACCGAGTGCTGCACCGCCATGCCGGACGCCTGGTCGAGTGGCTCGAGTCGGTAGAAGCTATCCAGGAGAACTGAACAATCCAAAGTGCTCACTATTTTACATGCAGTACCAGGTGGCGTAATGTATACATCGTCAGCAAGACAGAGAAAGGAACTCGAAATGACCACTATCACAACCATCGCAGCCGAGTACAACATGCAGACCTACGAGCTGGCCGCCCTCCTAGACCTCGGAACCGAGTATGACTCGCATGCCGAGCTCTCCGAAGATCAGGCCAGTGACATCACGGAAATTCTTGACTATGACTTGGCTCACAACACCCCCTCTGAGTGAGTCAAGAAGATCCCCCGGCCAAGCAGTCGGGGGATCTTTCTATTACCACCCAAGGAAGACAGGAATATTGACGATCAGTCTGCCGCGCTCTCCGTCAAGGTTAGAGGCAAAGACCTCAACCGCCTCACCTGAGCTGGTTCTTTCAACCCAAATATTGCCACCTGTGATCGACAATACTTCTGAGATGTTCTTGATGCTGTAATTACCCCCGTCGAAGGTTGCTAGCTTTTGAGGCCACGTAGTGCCAACAGCCTCATCCACGCGGAGGTCTAGGTGGATATTACCTGCCCCATTAGCTGCAATCAGTGTAACTCTCCCATCTGTGTTATGATCACCGGAGCCTGATTTAACCCCCGGAGAAAACTTACCAGTAATCTCCAAAGAAGGGCCTGGCGCCCTGGGCACAACTAGGGTGATCTTAATCTTGTCCTGAACTACGCTTTGTCGCGCAGCATACGAGCTTCCATATTCGAAAGCGATAGGCCAGAACTGCGGATGCGGTACTTTGATGTCCAGCTTGGTACCACTACCCTCGTCCTTCGGCGTTACGCCGCCGACATTGGAGTACCACACGGTCCCACCCGTGATCTTCGACCCACCACCGGACCCGGGAGGTCCAGCGGGACCTGGATCGCCTTTAGGGCCGGGATCCCCCTGCGGCCCTTTGGGGCCAGCAGGGCCCTCCCTCCCATCAGCCCCTCTAGGTCCAGCATCACCCTGGTCTCCCTTAGGCCCGGGCGGCCCAGCCTGGCCGGGGGCACCATCGTCACCCTTAGGTCCAGGAGGTCCCTGAATCCCTGGAGGTCCATCAGCACCTTTGGGACCTGACGTGGTTGGGATTTCATACGTATCAGTAGAGTCCTGTCCGACCACAGTTAGCTTAGTACCCTCGAGGCGGACGCTTCGTACTCCAGGAACGTATGTGCCGCTTGTGGGTGGCGGCTGGAGCCCCTCCTGAGACGCCATACCCCCAATGTCATACGTATGATCTGCCTCTACACGCAGCGGAGTATACGTTCGAGCCGCCGTACCGGACGACAGCTGGAGAGTCCATGTCACACCAGCCACGAGGTGGACCTCACCGACCTCCCCTGTGGGATATACACGGCGAGTCACCGGTGACACCCCCACAGAGATACCTCCGAGTGTCACTACCCGCTCATGAGGCGTAGCCGTCAGCCACCACACTGTCCCATCATCTTCAATCTGTGCCACGCGGCCTGTGATCCTGCCAGTAGCCATTTACCCTCCAAACAAAGAGCCCCCGGCCGCTCGGCCGGGGGCTGCGGACACCACCTACTATGTGATTATAGCATGAGCAGCTTGAACTGGTCAGTTATTTCAGCGTCTTCTCTGACGTGGTATATTAGTACCCATGAAAACAACTAGCTTGAAGTACATCCTGCCGGCCCTCAGCATCGTAGTTGGTATGACCATGTGTGTCTCCTACTCTCTCGGGCAGGAAGACCCCACCATGCTGTGGGGCGGCCTCCTGCTTATCACGGCGGTATCTATGGCGCTGTACGCCCTGTTCGACGGTTCTGAATGAGAATAAGAGAACCCCCGCCAGATGGCGGGGGTTCCTTCCGTAGATTACTTGCCGGCGACCCGGTCAGCGTCAGCAATTGACGTCAGGATCGACGCCAGACCGGCTGCTGCGGCCACAGACAGGGTCTGAACCCAGTCCACAGACAGGATACCGACTGCACCGACGCCCAGAACAGCAACCACGCTCTGCGCCACAGTCTTCAGGGCACGCTCGGCAGCACTGACCCAGAATTCGCGAGTGAACATTGTTTCCTCCAATCTACCTAGGCACTCTGCCTAGGCTCAACACCTTCAATATGACGGACACGCTCCGACAGGTCATCCAGCTGTGACATAGTTCTAGCAGAGTCCATCGTGATGCGCTCACCAATAGCTGTGGTACGACGACTCAGCTGCCCAAGCTCAGCATCGTGGCGACTCTGAGCAGCCTGAATACCCTCAATCAACTCACTATTACGCTTAGAAATGGACAGTACACGCTTGATGTCGTCCCTAAGGGACGAACCACCATTAGTGTACTGCTGGGATAGAACTTCAGCAGTGTCACGCGCTGTCTTGTCAGCCTGATCCCTGAGATCGCGTATTTCCGCCAACACTTTAACGCCACCAAAAAACGCTGTCAAGAGGGCTGCCACCCCAGCCAAGAGTCCCCCCAGCAGCTCCCATGGAGGAGCTGGAATTGTAATCACTGACCCAACTTTTCCAGAATAGCCTCTACACCGGCCGAGACCTTATTGATCTTAGCCTCGAGCTCCTGTACTTTAGTTTTAGTATCAGCGATTTCCTGATTTACTGGGATGGTCCCCTCCGCACCGCCTCGGCGAACGTCAGCTAGGTCCTGTGACAGCTCGCGAACTCGCTTGGCAAGATCTGATACAACCTCGTCGAAACGCCCTGCGCCAGGGATGTAAGTAGCCCAAACAGAGTGGTCTACAATAGCCGCAAAACGATTGGCAGTTTCTTCATTCATTTCCAAATCCTCCTGACCGTAAGTATTAAAGTTTAGTGTTGGGACTGACCCGTGGTTATCCTCGAAAAACACATGGATATGGTCTTCGTGGCGGTCACTAACACCAGACCGATTACCGCTCAACTGAGTCCATGTGCCGTAACGGGTTTTCCAGATGCGATTCTGCCAGATGATATGGCGGATATGCATCTGCTGAGCGTTGGACATAAGCCACGCAAGAATAGCTTCACCGGCCTCCCGGTACTTACCTGCAGACCTCACACCAACCTCAGGCGCGCAGATAATGTCTAGCGCTCTGCCTGTACCATGTTCATCGGGCCACTGACCCGATTCAGGGTACTCACCGCGCATACTATGCTCATCCCAGCCACGGCCAATCCACACTACTGGGAACGTTTTACGCGTACCCCAATAAACCGAGGATGCTAGAGCCTTAACAACAGCTCTTGAGTTACTATTTACATACCGATCCCAGTCCGATGGAGCTCCCATATAGTCACCTCCTAGTCCACTTACTATCTACTTCGCTGTGACACCTACTGCACCACATCGAAGTCCCGTCAAAGTACATTCTCACCCCAATGGATTCGCATTTAGGGCAATCAGCTATCGTTATAAAGGTACCCATCACCGCATCCAAAGGACCACTACAGACACCGCAGCAGATCCCCCCGTCAAGGTGCCGCCAGACGCTAGATAAGCCTGAGTCGACACAGTCAATATCTGCCCAAGACCGCTAACATAGAAAGGCCACGTAATCCCGGCAGGAACATCCGCCGACCCCATCATCGACATCATCTGCGGGCTGTACTGCGAGCCACATTGCATACGCCCGTAGCACCATCCCTGAGACTGGTTAGCGTCGTACCTCGGGGCGATAGTCCCACCAGCCAGTACAACGGCCCGTGTGGCCCACGGGGCGCACGGGATACCCACACTAGCAGCGGCCCCCCATGATGACCCCGGCTGCCATGAGCTATTGCTGTTCGAGTATGACTGTGCACTAATCTGCTCACGAAGCGCATCGGGTCCGATGAGGCCCTTACCAATCTCCAGCGTGCCGTCGAAGATCGCTGAACCGGATACATGAAGTGTCCCCCTGGTCATTTTAATATCACCAGAACCAATCGTGGCCGCAAACTCAGCCATCCGCGATTCAAGCATATCCAAACGATCTACTACAGCCCGCAGGCCGGCGTCATCACTAGGCCGGTCAATAGTCCTAGGATCAATAGCCACTTGTAACCCCCTGGAGAATAGGCTTAATCTTCAGGATCTGCCCGGATACCGGATCTGGGTCAGCGACCCATCCCAGCAGTCTGGCCCGCAAGGTCATGTCCATTTCTGGTAGATCCGGATTTCTAAGCTCTACCTCTATCATATCACCAATTTCAAAATCCCTGGTAGGGACACAGTCATCCAGAAGAACCTCGATCGCATAAGATGAAGTTCCATCCTGTTGATTATGCCTCGCGGTATCCACATAACCCTTGATTATGTCTGGGTTTTTTGACCCGGTGTCAGGGCTCCAACGGCGCTCAATCCTGAGAAAGTTAGCCGCAATGTATGTTTCGGCCTGTACGGTATACATATACCGTTCGTCGCCTTCGCGGTTGGCGGTTCCTGTGAAAATGGTGGCGCCTTTTCCATCGGTGTAGTCCTCGGTTTTAGCCCACTCACCCCTAGTAAGGATACACGTTACGTCAGACGATCCTAGACGGTCTGCTACCACAGCGGTGAGTTTTAGATTACCGTGCTCATCCAGGTGCCATCTAGTAGTGAATTCGCACCCATTTCTGGTGCTCATAAGGTTCTGAAGTCCGACCAAACAAGTCATATCCTGGTCATTTGTATATGTGCGGTCTCCGCGCGCGCCCGGTAACTCCTCCACAGACCCCGAGAACTCCTGGGCCAGCCTGTCGAGACCAATTTTACGGGCGATCTCCGTGTAGTAGCGTCCGCGGTACTCCCCGGCCGCGATGTAGTTGCGTGCAAGCCAGCCTTCAGCAGGTTGAAGTCCCAACTCAATATACGGCCCAGAGCCGTAAACACGACGGTCTACCCACCCAGCCCAGACCACATGCTGGGATCCTCGAGACTCCACGACAGCTGCGAGGATGGCCCTAAGCGGCTGCGTAGCCACCTGCCACAGAGGCGGAAGTCTGTCAGTGACAGGCAGCTCTAGTGATGCCTGATCAGCACGCCCCATGATATGTGAGATGCTGCCCTTCACGCGCGCGCCCGGGAGTTCGGTAATCGCCCTCCCGGTTCGCTCGAATGAAAACCACCTAATACCCATATCAGCCATGGTCCGTGGCGATCCAGTTGACACTTACCTGAGACCCGGTATCCACGAATACCGAGAATTCCGTGGCCGTGATGTTATAAACCTTCGGGGTATTCCATCCGACCGATCCGGACGCCGAATTAATACTCACTACGACTACCGGAGGGGACTGGAAACGACCGGGCGGAAGCGGGACTACCTTCGTGTAGTTGCCGTACCCGCCAGCAAGGGTGCTGCCAGCTGCAATCTGAGGCACCCGAGGAGTCTCATCTTTATAGGCCAACTGACGCCAAGCAGACCCGGTCCACACCAAGAAGGAGTTTTGCTTAGTGACATAGATAGGAGTACCGGGCCGGAGGGCAGCCCCGGAAGGTGCGTTAGTGCCTGCCACTGGAATGACTCCGCCAGCGGCAGACGTGTACTCCCGGACATCTGAAATTACGATACCTCCGGCCGACCGGACTCGGGCCTCAGCCAGAGGAAGCACCCCGGAAGGCACGGCCGGGGCTACGGGCGCCGGAGACGCCGTACCACCAACGGCCACAGCAACTGCCTGATAGCGCCCAGACGAATCCACAGACCCGTCTTCGACCTTTACCCCGATCAAGTCAACGCGGTCATATGATGGGTGCTTAGCGGCGAGCGCTACGGTGTTACTTGAGCTTGATGAAATCCAATAAGATCCGTTAGTACTTTGCGCCGGTGTCAAAACGCCGCACCCCGAGGACACCAGTACATTCGACCCAGACGCAGATACGGAGAAGCCTGAGATAACCCCAGCACGGCACGCATTCGTGTGGGTGTCGTGAGTCATTGTCGAGCCCACAGCTGCTCTGCGGAAGTCCGCTGGTTGGATCGGAATGTTATTTCCAATAGGGAGTACCGGATCGAAAGCCATTACATGATCTCCTTAACAGTTATGGTTGCCTTACTGACCTGATTATACTCTGCTGCGCTATACCTGATAGTCCAATACCCGTCACCCAGGCTTTCGGGCCATTCACGGATAGACGGGATAGCTGGCGATGACCCGCCAAGCAGCGCGGACCTCCTGAGTGGGTCAACCACCAGAGTTTCACCGTACCCGAGGGTGAGTCCATCCCACGTAAGCACGTACCCATCCTGCCCCTGAGTTATAAGGATGGATGGTGACATTACTAGACCCCTGATCTCGATGATGAGTCGAGCCGCATGCGGGACATAAACGGTCACTTCACCCGTGGCTGTAGTCGTTCCCCATTTAAGCGGAAACACCCAAGGGAATACTAGTCCTCCGGACACTTTATGCATCCCGAGTTCGTACGTCTTCTGGCCTGAAGTATCAAGGCTGCCGTCAGGCCCCTGACCGCCTTTAAACCACGCTGGGTCAGGCGCGGTGACCTGGGTAGCCCATTGGAAGATTTTTGCTTCGTTTAACCACGTTACCGTGAGCTCACCGCTGCGGATGATCTGCATAGACTGCCAGCCGGCAGCGGTGAGCACCGACACCCAGAAAAGTCCATCCCTAAGGCTTTTGCGGAGCAATTTAAGCGCAGCCTGCGCATCATCAGGAGTCTCCCCGATATATGTCCCTGAAAGCGCGCCAGACATGGCCCCACTATAAGGGTTGGTGACCCAGATACCGTCCATCTGAGTGCGCTGCCCGGACTGGTACACAGATGCCGGTAGGCCCCACAGGCCTACCTCGGATGCCACCCACTTATCGAGATCATTGATGTCGAGCCCGCGGACCACTACATTTCTCATGCGAGCCTCCTGAGAGCCTGAGACACAGCCACAGCTGTCGAATACGGATCAACATTGTACGTGTTTACATTAATACTACCACTATTAGACCTGTAGTCATTTATTGTGGCGCCAGCACTATCCGGGATAATATCCCTAGCTACCTGAGCAACCCCCCTAGCTTTAGACTCTAGGTACCCCTGCTGGCCCGCGATGGAGTCAGCAAAGTCGGTGATGATAGCTTCACCAGAGTAGGTCACATAACCCCTACCAGAGAAAGGACCCCACTTAGCGGGGGAGAACGGCCACAGACCGCGAAGGCTTTTCATACCGTCCCGGACCCAGCTAGTTAGCCTGCCCCACGCCCCTGAGATGCCCCTCAGGAATCCATCAACGAGCGCCCGCCCAGAATTGACTAGGTAGCTGCCCATGTCACCGATAGCCCTCATTATCTTATTTGGTATGTCGGCGACAAACGACATCACGCTATTCCAACCATTTTGCAGCCCCTCGAGGAAACCATTTGCGCCACCTAGCGCGCTGCCCATCAGCTGGCTCCCAAGAGACGCAAGCGCCTCGACTACCATCCCGGGGAACCTACTAATCCACTCCAGCGCCTGGAGCAGTGCGTTTTTAGCGGCCTCGATAAATCCCCCGAACCACTCTGCGGCTCTCTGTGGAAGACTAGCTAGCCCGCTTAGAAGCTTCTCGGCCTCTTTAGGGAATGAGCCGAGGAACTCCTTAAGGCCACCCAGCGGGGCCAGAGCGGCATCCACCCACTCTTTGGCCCATTCGAGAGACAGTATGTAATTGATGAACTGGGTGACGCTGTTTATAATACCGTTGAAAAAATCACCTACCCACGCCCCGAACGCGTTCCAAGCGTCCACTACGCCCTGCCAACAGCTGGCCAAGAAGCCGACAGTTGCCGACCAAACGCCATTGACCCACTGCACAACAGCGTCCCAGTTAGTGATAAGTAGGTAGAGCGCTGTCGAGAGCAGGCTGATACCGGCTACTACCCACGTGACTGGGTTAGCGAGCATAGCAGCAGTCGCGCCCCAGATGGCGGCAGTTACGCTATACAGCCCAACCAGTATTAGCCCGGTGAGCATCGCCCCCAGCACGTTAAACACCCAGGTATTCTCGCGAACCCAATTACAGAGCTCCTGGAACTTAGGAATAAGCTCTGCGACACTGTCGCCAAGCCAGGTAAAAACCGCCGACCCTAGAGGCTCCAAAGCCTCCAGAGCCCGGTTCTTCAGCAAAGTCCACTGCTCTGCGAAGTCCATAGTCTCCTCGGCCAGCCCAAGAATCGAATCGTCTGTGGCCCCGATAGACTTCATCATATCGCCAGCCGAAAGCTGGCCAGACTTCATAGCCTCAACGAATTGCTGGGCCCCACGAGTTCCGAAGATCTTGGACGCCAGCTCAAGCGCAGCAGCCTCGTTACCTTTTTCAAGGAAGCCCTGAATCTCGCTAGTAACACGTTTAAACGCAGCTTTTGGCTCTTCGCCCCTCTTAGCGAGAGTAACCAGACCCTTACTCAAAGAGGCCATTACCGCCGTGGAGTTCAGGCCGGCTTTATCAAACGCGCCCACCATGGCGATTGTGTCTTCAAAACTAAACCCGAGAGTCTTCATACTGGGTGCCGCCTGCTGGGCGGCAGACGCCAGCTCATTCATACCCACACCAGTGGCCTGAGAGACTCTAAACAGGTTATCCATAGCGTCGATGACCTGCTCACCTTGAACACCAAACGCCGAGAATGCCGCTGTAGTCTTCTGGATGTTTACATCCTGCCCCAGAAGCCGGCCAGCCTCAAGGTACTGTGAGGCAACCTTCTCAAGTGTGTCTCCGGAAAGGCCGAGGCGGGTATTGAGGTCGGCTACCACAGAGCCGATTTTGGAGTACTCCACAGGGACAGACCGGCCGATCCTCTTGGCGATATCGACCATCCCTTGTAGGGCCTCGCCAGAAGCGCCGGTACCAACTCTGATGGTGTCATTTACATCGTCGAAGACTGCGCCAACATCATATAGGCCCTTACCAAGTCCAGCCAGAAGACCACCAGCAAGAGCCGGCATAGCCCAACCCTGCAGACCTTCTGCAAGCTTCTCTGAGAGCTTTTTACCGCCCTCGGATCCAGCCTTATCGGACGCCCCAGTAACAGCATCAGTGATCTCGTCAGTTATCTTCTTCTCTGACCCCTGCATGGAGGGGACGAGCTGAAAATACCCGGTCGCAAGTTCAACACTACCCATTAGTCCACCACTCGTCGAAAGCCTCTGGTGCTATTGGATCCGCCCCAAAGCGCTTAACCCCTTTATCCTCCTCGCCAGGTCTCTGTATGGGCTTAGGTACAGGCGAGTTTCTATTGCCCCCGCGCTGCCAGTTACCGGCATTTAGGAGGTCAATAACATTGGCCATCATGTATTCGGCCACACCCCACGGGGCCCCAAGAGCGGACGCCAAGTGCGACCCCGGGTCGGCTGTGTATATTACGGCTTTGAGGTCGGACCACGTACAGCGCTCCGACCCCAAGTCCCTAATCCTCAGGCCCCTGCGAATAAGCTCACCCTCCACAGCAATAGTGTGAGCCATCACGATAGCCAGGAGCCCTATTATTCCCCCGCAGAAATCCCGGAGTGGTCAGCCCAAGCCTTCATCAACTCTCCAGCCTGAGTTTCGTCGATCTTGTCAAGAATTCCAGGGCAGTACCGGTCAAGCAGCTTCATCTGAGCCTCGGCTGCAGCAGCCACATCCTCCGGCTTAGGCTCGCGCTTGAGTTTCTGAGCCTCTGCCAAAGGCTTAGCAGCCTCAGCAAGGCCCATACGGACGCCAATAGGAAGCCTATTAAGGTTAGGTACCCCGTAGATCGTCTTCTCGCCTGGAAGCTTGAACCGGAATTTCTCGCTCTGAGTAACATCAGAGGCACTAAGCTCGAAAACATCGCTCATGCCGACACCACACCGTCATCGAGGAAGATGTAGAGGGAGTTACCGCTCTTATCCGGGTAGCAAGACAGGGTGACAGGCCATTTAATGGCATCTGTAGCGCTGAACGTGATGGTGTCAGTCGAAGTGACCTGGCCGTCCGGGACGAAGATCAGGATCTTGGCGTTCCCGTCCTTCATCTTGAAGTACCAGCTCTTGTGGGGCAGCTCGTCGGCCTTGATCTTTACGGTAGTCCGAGTACCAGTCGAAGAAGTGGCCTGAGTCACATTGACATTAGCCTCACCAGCGAAATTTTTCAGGGACTGCTCGTTGGTCTCAAGCTGAGTCCATTTCAGCTCACCCGAGAAGGTCTCGAGGATTTTCTTTACGACGGTACCCGACCAATCCTTGATATCGTTGGTGGACCGGTCAACAGTCAGCTCGAGGCCATCCTCAGACACATACCCAGCATCCACAGCCTCGGTCGGGATAGTGTCACCGGCATGCGTCGGGACGGTGGTCTGAAGCTTCGGAGAAGCCAAGATAGCGCCAGTCACGGCCTGGTCAGGCCGGCCTGCGAAAATGTTAAGGTTATTAACAGCCATTACATTCCTCCTTAGATAGTAATGCCGGCCACATGTAGCCGAATAGCGAGAGAGTATCTAGAGACCCCAGTCTGCGGGTCAGGGTCAGGGTACGGAGCCACAACAACTCTGCAATTATGACAGGGATACTTCCCGACCCATCCGTCTATAGGGAGCTGCTCAAGCAGCTGTAGCACGCGCTCAGCAAGCCTGAACGCCCCCATGTCATCTTGTGGGGTAGTACCCCAGCACGATATCGATATCTGATGCACAGAGCGCCTAGGGTCGAGGATCTCGCCGCCGGTGGAGCGGACTACCACCAGAGGGGACTTCCCGATTCGGTCAGCTTTACCCGCTGCCCGAATACCGTCTTTGGAGTTCAAAAACCTAATGACTGCCGTCTCAACGTCAGGGCGAATCGACACACTCAAGACAAACTCCCAAAAGTGGTGGTAAGGACCTTATCCTCTGCCTCCATTATATGCCCCTTTTTGGTTTTAGCCCTAACTGTAACCCTAGACCTATGCGCGCCATCGTATTCGGAGTACTCGAAGTTATCCTCCCCGGCCTGTGCAACCATCTGCTCACCCCAAGACCGGAGCTTATCCTTAACCTCAGGGCTCTTACGCATAGCATCGAAAGCCTCATAGTTGAACACTAGCTTAGTAAGGGACCCAGCCATATCAGTCCGCCCCCACCAAGAACACACAGGTATGGTCAAGAATCGAGCCTGTATCCCATACTTGCGGGTGGGCGTCCACCCTATACTTCGGAACGTTATCATCGGTCCACACGGCATCAAATCGTCCCGCATACCGAGATACGACATCAGCCGTCAGGACAACGACGCAGTCCCACCGAAAAATGGATGTTCCGGCAGGCAACCAAGCTGTGTAAGCCACTTTACCGTCGCCCTGGTATGATCCCTCAAGACCATCCATAAGGCCGGGCTGAACGGAGCATCCAGGGACAATACCGCGAGTCATTACCCGGCCATACTCCCACTCACCACGGTCGTTCATCTTGCGCTCGGGCGCCCCAATGACTATCGTATTAGTCATCATTCGGACGATACTCATGGCCGCTCACTCAGCGTGTATGGGGCCAGCACACGTCGCACACCGGCACTGACATCCAGCTGCCCACCAGCAGTCCCATATGAGGCCGAAATCGACCCCACAGCCTCTTGAGTACGGCCGAGCGGACTCGCCCAGGAGGCGAGGACAACGGACATGACCGCACTAGCAACAGCGCCGGGAACCTCATCATATCCGTGCGTCATCGTGACTTGTACCCCGCCGAGACGGCATGGCAGATCTTCCTTAACCTCTACCATCCCTCGAGGGGACCACCCATCGATTGCCAGCTCACGCCCGTCTACGGCCACCGTAGGACGACTAACGAGACGCAGGGTAGGCAGTACCAGCAGACGCCCGCCTCGGGTGTCCATAATCACCGTGTGAGTCTCTACCCCAGCGATATGCCACCCACACACATCCCGTACGGTATCTGAGGCACGATCAATCCATCCCTGGAGCCCAGGGCTGGATGCAGGAACCCGGCCCAGGCTAGCTTCCGCCAGCTGGGCCGGGGTGACAAGGGTGCTACTTGGCACGTGTCTTGGCTTCCTTTTCTTCGTCCTCTGCTGCATGCTGGGGGGCGACCCCGAGACGAGCAGCGTCCTCATCGGACAGCTGGAGCGTCACCGGATCACCGTGCAGCAGGATCTCGTAGATATCCATCAGACCTCACTTCGACAGGTCGATGTTCGCGAAGGCCATCGGCTGGCGAACTGCCAGCAGCTCGCGGATCTCGAGACGGGTGGTAACGATATCCTTGACGAAAGTATCGCCGTGACTAGTGGTGGTCTCCACACGCACACCTCCGCGACGGTACAGGGTGGCAGCGCTCTTGAAAGCGCCGACCAAGGCTGTATCCGCCTTAATTGCAGGAGTAACCACAGTGGTCAGGCCCCACAGGTTCGGGTACAGCGTAAGATCGCTCTGGCCGTACTGACCGGAGAACATCCCGCCGCCGTAGTACTGGCCTGCCTGGTCCTTCGCAAGTCGAAGCTTCTCGTAGACCGCCGGGCTAACGACCACAGCATCGGCTGTGTGCTGGGTGCTGCGACCAATGGCGGAGATGCCCTTGAAGATGGCGTCAGCCTCGGTGTCGCTGCCCTTGGTGATGGCCTGGATACCGGAGGTATTCAGGACACCTCGAATATCAGCCCCAGTGCCGGTGCCCTGCAGCAGACCGTATTCCTCAGCCAACTGGAGCTGGTAAACGCCGCGACCGTTGATCTCGGAGACGAGGAAGGCGAAGTCTTCGAGCATCTCATCCGAGTACTGGACGTAGCCGCAGATCTTCTTGTACGGAGAAGTCACGACAGTCGGATCACCAAGATGGAACTGAGGCTTATCCTCAGTCTCGCCCTTGAACGCGACATCACCCTCCAGCGAACCCTCAACCAGCCACGAAACCGCAGCCGTATCAGTGGTTCCCTGCGCGAACAGATCAGCGACCTGCAGACGACGGCGGGCGGTAACCAGACCCGGGATGAACTCGGTCGACCACGCCAGTGCACCTTCGGGGTTCTTTTGGACGTCAGAGTTGGCCTTGGTGCCGAGCCACTCGGGGGTGGCGACACTATTGCCACGCGTACCCTTCAGCTCCCTCAGGCGCGAGCCAGCGGCTTTGACCACAAACTCACCAAGGGTCTTAGCAGCGGCATCCCCCGAAGCCTTCTCCTCGACAACATCGATGCCCTTGATCGAATCCATAATGCTCTTGGATTTGATCAGACTGTTCATGGTCTCACGAGCAGCAGCCAACTCGGCGGCCAAGCCCTTAACCTCGGTCACACGATCTCCGAAACCACCATTTTCGGCGGCCTCGGCAGCAGCCTTTTCGAGCTTCTCATTCAGGCCCGTAATGTGGGCCTGCAGTGCACTAATATTCACTGATCCTCCTTAACGCCCAACAGGGCCATAATTTCGGCCACGGGTACTCCCATGGACTTCTCCTCAACCTTTTCGGGCTCCTCATCGCCGTAGGCGTCAAGAAGCTCACCGAGAGCCTCATAGGCCCTCCTAATAAGATCCATGTTCTTGGCAGAAATAGCCCTACCGGCCTTGACCTCGGTGATCGTGGCTTCGCTATTAGCCGGGATAGGTACCACAGAGATCTCGTACAGTTCGAGCTCCCTAAGCTCGTACCCATCTTTGGTATTAGATGCCTCGATAACGCTATAGCCGAAGCTGAGAGAGTCCAGACGGCCATCCCTCAGCTGCTCGTACACCACACGGCCATAGGTCTCGCCGGAGAGATCGAGCTTTGCCATAAAGAAGAGGCCGTGATCATCCTCACGAAGCTCGGTAACTCGCCCGATATTGGCCTTAGGGTCCTCCATATTGTGGCCGTAGAAGACAGGAATCACCTTCCCGGTTTCGACCATCTTTGCCAAGAACTTGGCAAAGGCCCCTTTAACGACAATGTCACCATAAGAATCGACATTGCCAAACACTGAGGCATAACCGCTGATAACGCCATCTTCAGTATCGGGCGCTTTGACTCTGACATCGAAAGCTTTACGTTTCACTTCCAATTCACCACCACTTCACATTGGCAATTTGCAACTTCGGCGGGATCGCCAGAAGCGGAGTCACCCGGCCATCTAAGTCCGTTCGAGAACTCTTCATCAATCCCTACAGTCTCGCCATTAATGGTAGCATGCTCAGACCTAGGATTACCACTAGTAGTTACCCATGTCTTAGTCAATGCGCCATTCTGACGACCGGCCTCCAGCCGACCCCACGAATAATCCCACAGGGCCAGCCCGAGTCCGAATACCTTGGCTGCTTCGTCCCCATGGTCTGGAGAATCCTCCCAAGCTTTCTCCACGCCATCGGCGCGGGCCTCAAGGTAATCCTCGGTACGGTCGACGTCATAATCACCAGAACCGTGCTCACGCACCACACTGCGGCCCGCTCTGGCTGTAGCGCTCATGCTGATAGCCTTCAGCTTCTTAGCTCGGCCCGCATCTTTAGAGCCGCCCGAGAGCACGCCCATATACTCCCGGGCGACCCCAGCAACCCAGTCAGGGAGAGTTCTCCCCGACTTCGACCGTACCCCGGAGCCAGGGGGTACGGAATTCTGGGGGCTGGCCTGACCGCCGACCAGCACGTTGAGTGGGGTGACGATATCGTCACCGCCGTCCACGGCCCGGAGGTTCAGGCGCGCCCTAGCCTCATTGGCGCTCATATATGGCCGCCCCACAGAGGACTGGAGGAACTGAGCCTGAGCCTCAAAATCACCCTGCAGTTTCTCAGCCACGTTGAATTCCAGATAGATGCCTTCCTCGGCCCCCATTATCGGCAGCAGCCAAGCATTAAATGCCGCCTCAAGCTGCGCGATAATTGGGCCGAGGGTGTCGCCATAAAGCATCTTCCGGAACTCGCGCACGTTCGAATAGTTAGCATTGTCCAGCACCCCAACCATGGTCGGGTTAATATGGAAAACGCTGGCCACAGTGGTGAAGGACAGTTTCAGACCCTCAATGTACTGCTGCTCATTAGCAGTGAAATCAACCCGTTTAAGTGTCATCCCATCCTCAAGGATGGGGGTTCCCCCGGCCCGCTCACCGTTACCGGTGTACTTGGCATACCAATCCTCGCGGAAGGTCTCGCGTGCCGCGTCAGACCATCTTGGGGCCCCCACAGGCCGCTCGAGCACGGACGATACACGGCCTCCTCGAGCCCACAGCTGCCGCCTATACTTCATGGCCTGAATCTGCTCTGCCAGAACGTCTTTAAGAGCGTCGATGGCTGGGCTGACACCGGTCACACTAGAGGGGCTATACCCCTCAATAGCAACGACCTTCTCGCGAGGGACTACTGTCCCTGCGCCGCTCCCCCAACCGATTTTGTACTCGGTAATGCCGAGGGCATCCTTCTTCGATGGTGTTACCCACACGGGGGGAACTCGGTAGACTTCCCATCCATGTGGCCCCTCATACGGGAGAACGAACGCGCGGTCGTAGAGGGCTAGGTCCACAACGATGCCGAAAATCATGTCGTACATTGTCATGGTGGGGTTGGCACGCTTGCCGCTCAGCCACGTCCCGACAGGGGAGGTTGTGTCCCGTTCCCGGTCTGTGGCATTCACCCGCTTGTATGCATGTAGTCCGAGATGTGCGATGTTCCGACCGAGGAATGAGACAACAGTCCTAAGGTGGGGCTGCGTCTTGTACATCTGAGACGCGCTCATGCCATTAACGGCGCGAAGTGCCTCGTCAAGATCATACGCAATGCCGCCGATGTAAACAGGCGTAGCAGACCCGCCAAACCGCTTACGCAGCTTGTCCAAAAGCCCCACTAGATGGCCTCCACTCCGCCCGTTTCATATGAAGAACTAAGTTCATTATACATCATTTGCACATAAATGGAAGTAACAAGGGCACTAACACCATCAATCTTTCCTCGGGACCTTACCTTATCCGGCTTAACGTTTCCGGAGGCGTCCACATGGGGGACCAAGCACGACACCATCCACCTCAATACTGGGTCTCCCCGATGGTCGATAAGTGGTGGGTTTGACAGCACTCTCCGTTTGAGCTCCTTGGTGGGGGATGACAGAGTAACGGCACCTTGACGAACCTTCTCCATAATCAGCCCATCATCGGACAGCTGATTCGTGAGGTGGGTACTATTCCAAGGGTCAAACCCCAAGCTGCTAATCCTGTACTTCTCGGCGTCTTCGTTAATGTGCCTCCTAATAAAGTCATAATCCGTAACATTGCCGGGGGTGACAGTGATCCATCCTTGACGAACCCAATCGGTAGCAGCCAGCTCGGTCATATGGTCGAGGCGGTCTAGAGCGGCTTCGGGAAGCCAGTAATGGCCCCACACGCGGCTTGTGCCATCCTCCATAGGGCATGTGTACATCAGGGCGCAGAGGTCCGACACGGCCGCAAGGTCCATACCCCCATAGACGACCGACCCGACCATATCATCCGGAGTCCAATCGCCTTTACCGGCGCACTTATCCCAGTCCTTTACATTTATAAAAGCCCCTTTTTGATTTGCCCTAATACCCAAATGGAGCCTTTTAAAAGTAGCTCTATCGGCCGCATTTGCGCGCGCTTTATCAGCTTGAGCACGCATGAAGTCTGGGCTCGGGGTCTCAGGGTATAGCGGGTTAGCAGCGTCCCACACGGACTCGTCATAGATGTCCGCGTCGTCTGGTGCTGCCCACACGGCACCGTACATCCTAGAGGCCTTGAAATCGCCCCTTGAGACCCCCTCAATCATCGCCCTACGCTTGTCGTATGGCGTGTGGATACGACCCTCGTCAGCAGTTGTGATGATCATAGAGAGTGGCTGCAGCCGAGCCCCAGAACCCGACTCGAGGGCTTCCAGCAGCACCCCGTCCTTATGTACGTGGAGCTCGTCGCAAATTGAGGCGTGAGGGTTAGTACCATGGGCCAGCTCGCCCCTTGATGATACCACCCTGATGACAGATGATGTCCTGGGCTGCCGGATCTCGTTAGTGACAGTCCTCACCCCAGCCTCTTGCAGCAATGGTGAGTAGGTGGCGAGGTCATGGAGGGGCTGGAAACATGCCTTTGCCTGATCCCTCGAGGCCGCGCCAATAATGACCTCAGCTCCGCCCTCACCATCCCCAAATGCCATCGTCATGGCGATAGCGCTAGCGAGCGTAGACTTAGCACCCTTACGCGGCATCTCGATGAAGACCTCACGACGCAGCCGTATCCACCGCTCGGCCAGTTCGTTCCACGCCTGCCAACCGAACAGGGGTGCGATAATGTACGCGATCTGCGTAGCAGACAGCTCAAGAGGCTTCCCAGCCCAGCGACCCTTGGTGTGCTTAAGGCACCCAATGGTCTTAATGACCCTGTCAACGGCCTTCGGATTGAACCTGACGGGCTGGCCGTCGACCATTTCAGGTGGGTTTGGGGTACGCCAAAGGGGCGGCTTGAGCCGCCCCTCAATACCTCGAGAGCCGAGATACCACTGTATCTCTTCCTCGAGCGGCGCAGAGAAGTACTTATCAGACAAACGGGTTGAACTCTTCCGAGTCGCTCCGCTTACCTTGGCGTGATTTCGGTGTCAATCTCAACTCCTTCATGATCGACATGGCTGCCCCTGAATGGAACCTCATTGTACTCTCAGCTGGGCTTTTAGCCAAACGATTGTGGCCGCCATCATGGACGCTCACCGCACCAGCCTCGATCATCTCGTTACTAGCCATTCGGACAACATGAAGATGCCGGATTAGCATCTCAAGCGCCCACGAGTCGGCCAGAGTCAGGTTGCCGAGGCTCTCCTCGGACAGGGTGTGCATGAACTGTCGCCAAAGATCGGAGAGTACAGGACTAACCTTAACCAT